NCCAGGCTGGGTTCCGCACCCCTCTGTGGTGGTGCAGGAGTACCCGCAGGCTCGGCAGACGGTGGCTGGTTGGGCCGCACGTTCACCCCACCCATACCCTGGGGGGCCTTCTGGCCTACGCCTCCAGGCTGGGGCAGGTCTATTAGTTGCTGCTGGGTCTTCCCCCGGCGCAACTCCCTGTCCAGGAATGGTGTTCCCCCTTGTCCCTTTTTGACTCCGGGCATGATTATATCCCCTTGCGAACTTCTCTCGCAACCAACTTGTGAAGGTCTTCGTCGGTGAGTTCACCCTTTTCCTCTATCAGACGAAAGAGGGCAGACTTGGGGACGGGACGGTCAGCAAGCCTCTCGTCAAGTTCACTGACCTTCTCGGACTCCTCCTGAGCCCTTCGCTCTCTAGCCTTGGCCTCAGCCTCTTCGCGCTCTGCCATCAGACCGTCGATAAAGGCATCAGCCAAGGGGTCAATATCACCAGGCATCCTAGAACCTCAACCTTCGTGGCGTAATGGATGGTACACCGCCCCGGCGCACGCCACGACGCTCAGGCATGGTCATCTCCATCTCCTCACGGACGTTGATCCCACGTAGGAACTCAGCGGCCGTGAGCGTAGGAATCTCTCCAGTCTCGGCCATCTGCCTCATGACCTGCTCGGAGAACCGCTGTTGCAGTTCGGGCTCCATCCCTCGCAGGAACGCAGCCTCCTGGCCTGTGAATCCAGGTGTAGGGCGCCTGGCAGCCTCACCGATTAGCCCAGGCTGCCTCATCTGCTCCATCCTGGGAGTCCTGATAAAGCTGGGGGCAGACACGAAAGTCTGGAACGCAGTGGTGAACTCTTTCAACATCTCCTCGAACAGCCCCGCAGCACCCCCGCCAAGTTCTCCAGTTGGAGCGACCTCTTGGGCAGGTGCCTGGGCTGTGGACGTTGTGACCACATCGGGAAGCGTGAGAGCCAGTCCCTCAACCAGACCGTCCGTGGTCAGATTGGGGTTCAACTGGAGAAGCTCATCAAGGCTGATCCCCATGCGCTCTGCAAACTCTTCCAGGGTTTCCCCTGCTCGAAGTTGTCCTGATCTGGCCATTATTCGTAGACTCCGCCCCCTATCGGGAAGTATGGAACCCCACCGGCTGTAGTTGCCATCCCCTCCTCGACGAAGGGGGCAGCAGCTTCGGCAGTGGCTCCGGGAGTTGGCTCATAGGCTGGTAGCTCAGGTATAGGATACCCCTCTTTGCGTAGATAGTCAATGAAGTCCCCCTTGAAGACGCCACGGGCAGCCTCTGACAGGAAGCGGTCGCCTAGCTTGGTGGCAGCCTGCCGGGAGAACAGTGTCCGGCGGAGAGGCTCGCTCAAGGTAGGGCCAATCAGACTGTCCAAGGTAGCCATCACGAAAGAGAAGCGAGAGCGTGGGTCTTCATATCCGCCAGTGAGGAAAGGCCGAGCAAAGCCGCCCAAGCCCTCCAGACCGGCCATGATGGACTCACGCGATGGGAACCCAGACTGAATGACCTCGTTGATGACACGGTTAAGTTGGACAGCGCCACCTGGCTCAGCCATAAGGTCTTGCCCCTCTCGTGTAGAGGCAAGCGTGACCAGGGACGGTATCATATCTCGAAGGAAGCCATAGATGGGCGGAGACGGGACAATGCCTGCCTTATCGAACATGGCCTGGAGGAAGGCTTCGGGTTCCTCAATGGCCAGGCGCTGGAGACCAAACTTCTCGCTGATCTCGTCGGCGCCCAGGCCCTCAAGCTCCTCGGCCGTGAGACCCTTGAAAACCTCGCCCACTTCGCCAGCAATGGCGCCAGTGGCGCTAGAAGCAGCCCCGGCACCCCCGGCAGCAGCAGCCTGCTCCTCGGAGGCAAACTCCCAGGCGCCTTTCTCGCCCAGGCGGATACCACCTTCGGGGCGCTCACCCCCACCCTTCAGGTACTGGAGATACTCCTGAGAGGACATCCCCATGATGCTGGCTTCGATCTCGATCTGTTGGGAGAGCTTCTCTCCCAGGTAGGCAAAGGGCTCAGTAATGGGATCGGCAAGGGTCACGCCAAATGCACGGGCCTCGGCAGCCTCCTCCGTGGTAGGCCCAGCCTTTGCCCGCTTCTCCTGCCAAGCCTTGAAGTCATCACCGTGACGCTGCCGGGCACGCTTCAACCTGTCGACGGTCTCGTCGCCCCAAGCGTTCCACAGGTCTTGGGCAGTCCTGAACTGGCTCATCCCGATGTACCAGACGACGAACTCGCGGGACAGCCCGGACTCTCGCACTAGGCGATCAAGCGGACTTGCGGTCTCGGCTTCTGCTTCCGGGGCTATGCCAATGGGCATTAGACCATTTCCTCAGTCGTACCGGCCGGTGTCGGGGCAATGCCCTCACGACCAGCCTCAATACCCGCCGTTTCGGGCGGGGCTGCTTCTGGGCGAGCCATTGCAGGCTGCCCGGTTACCGGTCTGCCGGGGGCTCCGCCCTCACCGGCGAGTTGAGCCATTAGCCGACCCTGCATGACCTGTTGGGCAAAGGCCATTACGAACGCCTTGTCACCGAAGATTTTGGCAATCTCCGGCATCCCACGGGCGACCATGCGGCTCTGCAACCTCAACATTACCACAATCGGGTCGAGGTCTGCAATGTCATCGAACAGGAGCCTCTTCTCTCGCGCAGCGTCCTCCCACTCCAGCACCTGGTCAAAGATGGTCTGGATGCTGGCCAGGGGCCGGGCAGGATTGGCAAGCTGGGCGGCGATGTTCACCCGCACGGCGAGGTCATCGGGCAGAGCGGGCTTGGCCTTCATCTCCACGTAGACAGCCTCTTGGACGGCCTCTGGGCCAAACTCAAGTTTCATCAGACGGCGACCAGAGCCCTCAGCTATAACCGTGAACGCCTGGCCCGACTTGTGGTAAAGCTGGTTCATCAGGGACTGAGCGATCTCAGAGCCCCAGAACTCATAGGCTTCGATCCAGGGGCCAAGAGAGTTGAGCGCAGCGTTCTCCATCTGGGAGCGCAGGAAGCCAGAGCCAGTGAACTGCTCCAGTCCCCGCAGGAGGCGCTGATCAACTGTGCCCTGGGAAATCTGCATACCGATGAACTCCAATAGGCGGTAGGTATCTGGGCTTGCAGCCATTCCAGCTACACGCTGCAAGTTCTCACCCATCTTCATTGGGTTGATGGCATTTCCGCCAAGAACCACGTCACGAAGCTCACCCGTGCGAGTTGTCTGTACCCAGGTGCCAAAGGCGTCGTTGTCCATGATCTGCCAAATGATGGACACGATCTCATTGAACTGAGGAACCGCGTCCTCAACAGCAGCCAGGATGGAGCGGCCTTGGTCAGCCACCCAGCCCCCCTGCCGCTTCCAGATCGGGAGTTGGGGTCTTTTGGTAATCAAGTCTTCAGGGCCACGGCCAATGATGTTGGACTCGATCCGCTTGGGCGTGTTGAAGAATGGTAGGCCGTGGCTGGGCACGATAACAACCGGGCAGGCAGGATCGTCCTGCTCATCCAGGATTCCGTGCTCTGAAGGCTGATCGGCCCATACGAGCCAGTCAGCCGGACGGCCATAGTTGCGGGGATCACCAGAGGCACGCTTCTTGGGATGGGTAATGGCAACACCCTCTTGGTAGCGATCCCAGTATTCGTACTGCGTCACCCACATCCCCAGGTCTTCCTGATACTTGCTTTCCTTGAGTATCTTCTTGACCTGTAAGTCCTCCTCGATCTCTGGGAAGGTCTCCAGGATGTCCCCCCAGGTGGTGAGCGACTCGTAGATGACGGACTGGAGCCCACGACGATCAAATGCTGGGTAGACGAAGCGCATGTCCCAGGGCTCGTAGTCCAGAGGGTTCTTTTCCTTCCTGACAATGAAGCGGGATGCGGCCCATCCCCGCAGGAGTAGCTGCCAGGCAGCAACCTTGCGGGCGGAGGAGAGACCACGCTTGTTCATCTGCCGGTCAAGGTCTCGGAAGCATCCCTTGACGCCGAACTCCAGAAGCCCCACATCATCACGCTTTCCCTCGTCGTCCACATAGGTCATGGGGATGCGAGGCTTGAACGGATTACGGGACATGATGCTCACGGCCAAGTCAAGGAGGGTGCGGGGCTCGTTGGATGTGAAACGAACAGTGCCCTTGGGCTTGGCAAGCTGATGCTCGTCCACGAGCAGGTACATCATGTGCCACACGTCCATCCGGTCGTCACGTGGCTTCATATCCCGCTTTCGGTAGACGATTTGTTGCTGAAGGTCTGGAATCTCGATTAGATCAGGCATGACTTACCTCTAAACGGGCTCAATGGTAACGTAGCCGCCGAAGATGCGAGTGACGGCAGAGGGGACAAAGACAGCAATGTAGTTGGACTCGGAGGCCGGGACAGG